TTGGGATTATCATCACAACCTCAACAAACTGCGCGGCATCCTCTGCCCAGGCCAGTACCTCCGGCAATTGCTCCTGACACTCCCAATCCAACACGCTGGCAATATGTGGCTGATATTTAGCCAGTTCTGCCATATACCGCTCACGGTTCGGATTTTTCCAATTCTGATCCGCAAAATACGGCAGGAATGGCAATCCACGCGGAGGCAATTGAGCGCCGTACAAAAAGCCAGCATTGACGGCGATTTCTGCAAACCGGGCGTTGCCATCGGCGCAGTAAATCAAAGCCGGAGTCGCCACAAGTTCAACTCCCGCCCGGTGCGCGTCGTTTCGGTGCGCTCCAACTCAAAACCTCGCCGCCTGTACCAGTCATTCGCTGGCAAATCAACCGGGCATTTGGCAAAAATTGATTGTGCCGGCTGCCGTTTGAGTTCGGCCAGCATTGCCGAGCCTGCGCCGGGGCGAGTGCTGATAATCTCACGGATGGTCAATTGACCATCGCGGCGCAGATGCCAATGGCAAAAGCCACCGTCAATTAACAGCAGTTCACCGCGCTGGGCGCTTTCGTGAAGAGTTTCAAAAATCATAGTGTTTGCTCAGTTCTGCCTAACAACCTAATAACATTACTTATATACTGCTATTATACACAATACCGATAAAAAAAGCAAATTATAATTATAGTACATTGGTACTATCCAAGCTCATAATCAACCTGATTCAATTCTTTTAATAACTGCTGCCGGGCATCCCTGGGCAATTTCCTCAGTGCCTCAACCCTAAGCGGCGGATCCAAAACCTCCAATGCTTGCACAAGTATACCATAATCGCCGGCCATAAATACATCAACCAATTGGTTAATCAGGGTTACACTGTTGGCGCTACCGTCAACCAAATCATTAAGTAACTCTTGCCCTTCGCGCAGATTGCCCGTGGTGGCTCGTAGGCCGCCCAAAATATCACTAAAGATTCCTCTCAACTCATCCAGGCCGCGCATGGCTGCGTCAAAATCCTTAACCTCGCCATCAAGAGAATAGGCCACTTGATCTATGGTATTAGCTGCCGCCGTAAGCTGATTAAATTCCCGGTTAACGCGCTCCTGAATTTTATTTATCACTGTCTTTGTCATTGCCAAACTCCCAAGTCACGAACACCATCGCCGCAATCGCAAAATAAACCGTTATAAATCTGGCGGTTAGGCTGATAAAGGTAAATATAGGTGTTATGTCGAATATCGGATAAATAGCAGCAGCAACAGACCATAAATGACCTAAAGAGAATGACAGGCACAATACAGCGATTGCCAGCGTTATCCCGTTTTCTTTGCGAATGAACCTACCCCGAAAAAACCTGACCGACCAATAGGCCAGCCATGCAAACAGGATAAACACCCCAAGTGAAATTATTATTCTGTAGGTCGTGTTTATTACATCGATCATAATTACACAACAACCAGTATTGCCCTGGTGATTTCTTGCGTTGTGCGCCGCCTAAAGAGTGATTTTAATTTGTGCAATAGTTTCATTCCAGCAACTCCCTAAAATGTTCTAGCTCTGATTTCAGTTTATCAATCTCAACGTTGATTGATATAATATGGTTTGTTATTTCAAGCGGCACATTGGCCCCGTATTTTGCCGCTTCCTCTGTTAGCCTGTCCTTGTTTGCATATTGCTGGGTGATTGTCGTTTGTAATGACCGGATATGATCTCGGATTCTCTGTTGCTCTAGTTCCCGCGTGATCTGGTGCAATTCCTCTTTGCCGGGTATATCCTCCTCTATCCGGTCGAGGCGGTCAACAACTTCGGCCAAAAACTCCCTGAGTAGGTCATCCGTGACAACCAGATAATGCACACACTTTTCAAATGACTGGACAATGAGAAATAACTCCCTAAGAGATTTTGCAATGTATTTAACCTCATCCTGATCTTTCGCCACATCAACCCGGCCCCAAAAAATACCAACCGGCCCGCGTGGAAAGGAGGGAAAACACGCGGGCCGGTTAGGTGGTTATTTTTTACTCATTGTGGTTTTGCCGAACTGGTAAACACCGGAGGCCGACAAAAACGTCATAACGGCGGTGGCCGCCATAACAAAATATTGGGTGTAGGCCGGGTACAATTCCATAAACTGGGCGCCAATCACAGCAACAACAGCAAGAGTCCCGTTTGCCCACGGCGCGTATTGTTCGGGCAACCCCAGCTTTTTGGCTAACGCAACCAAACCAACAACCAACGGCGCGAGCGCGATACCACCAATCATGATACCTTCAAGAAATTCCATTTTTCATCCTCCAAATTAGCTAATTAATAAACGTTGTCAATAATCAGTATAAACCATTTTCACCCAAAAAACAAGGTGAAAAAGTTAGAGGATTCTAATTAATAGACCACCCTCTCAACCCACCGCCGCCCCCAGCTTATCGCCTCATCACCCCACAAGCCATTATTAAACGTATACACCCGCCGCCCAACATCAAAAAAGCGGGTGATGATTATGAGGCCGCCGGGCCGGGTGTCTATCATATGGTTTTTGTGGAAAATTATAGTTCTCATTCTTTTATCCTCAATTCTGTCACTGTCCCATTAAAATAATCTTCAATCAACCCTAACTCTCGCAACCGATCCACCGCCGCCAATAACGCCGGGCCGTCGTTGATCACGGCTATGATTTCATACCAGGATAACGGGCCGGATTCGGCCAACAAGTCAAGCAATTTTTGGGCGGTTGGGGTGAGGTTCATCACTAACTCATTTCTCGGTGATTGTCACCGTCCAGAATCCCCAACCCAGCATTATAACGTTGCCTGAATTGGTCCAAAACTTCCGGGAACGCGGCCTCAAGTTTTGCCATATTTTCACTGTCGGCACTTCGGGCCGCTGCCATTATCAAAGCGTAAAACGGATCACTATTGAACTCGTAAGCTACTGAGGCAATACTTATTGAATCGTGATAAATTTCTAACCAATCCATAATTGACTCCTTCCGGCTGGGCCGGTTTAATAATTAACCTCTCAAATCCCCTTCCAAATGAACAATGTCGCCATCATTCATTCTGGAAAACAAATAGCCTATGGCCTCATCCGCTGACCAGTCGGTAGTCGGGTTTTCATTGGTTGCAAAAACAGTAATATGAGTCGCCCGTAGCCTATACCGCTGATCTGCCAAAATGAACAATTTCTCTTTAGCCCATGAGGTATCATTGAATCGATTTACCTCATCCAATGCCAGGCATGGTATAGTCAGCAAACGATCCCAAAAAGCCGTGCTATCCTGGTGTAAGGCATACATTGACCGGATGTGGTCCAATATACTGGCCATCGGCGCGTAGTATGCCTCAACCCCGGCCCGGATAACCTCAGCCGTGACCGTAGTCAATGCTGCACTTTTGCCGCTTCCGAAATCGCCCCAAAATGAATACAGGCCGGCGCGAGTTTTTAGCGCCTTGTCAATCATCATTTTTGCGTTTTTGTGCTGGGGTGTGAGGATTTTATAATCTACCATCGCCCGTTGTAATTCGCCTTGCGATAATCCGCTGTGCTTATTTAGCCAAGTTTGACGAGTTCCACCGGTGCATACCGGGCAATGGATGATCTCAAACGTTTCCGGGCCGGTCTGATTTTTCACTACTTGCAAATCAGCGCAATTGGAACAATTATAAAGTGGCTGGCCCCACACTTCGTTTCTATATCGAGACAATTCTTTTTCACGTAATTCTGGAAATTCCATAACAATTCTCCTTTAGTTAAAATGGCATTTTTTGATCATCTGGTACTTTAATATGATTGCGTGGCTTGCGGGCTGGCTTTGAACCGGTGCGATTTTTGTGCGCTCCGTTTCCGTTTTGCTTAAATTTGCGGGGTTGTTTCCCTTTAACAAAAAGCCCCCATTGATCTGTAACAACTTTCAGCGAGGGCGTGTCATCATACCACCGGCCAAAGTCGCGTACCATATCTGGGTTGGCGTGATTGGCTTGCAGAAACTTAATAACTCCCATAAAGTCTAACTTTGTCCCGTTAACAAGTGGTATGGATAATTCACAAATAGATAATAACTCTTGTGCTAACGGGTTATAGTATTCGATGTCTGCCGGGGTTGGTTTTTGTGTTTTTTGCTGTTTTGGTTTTTGGGGTGACTTGCCTTTATAGAGAGGATATTCTATATATTCTTTTACTTCTTCTTCTCCATTCATCTGCTGAATGTTACTTTCATCTGCTGAATGATAACATTCATCTGCTGAATGTTCTAAGGCATCAAAAAATAACTTTGTAACCCGATATTTGTTCGTTACATTGCCGCTTTTATGTTCTCCGATAACTTCGATATACCCGTTTTCTCTTAACCATCTCAGATTCCCGCTTACGGTTCCGGCAGACATTCCAAGTTTTTTAGCTATGGTGGACACCCTGGCGGAGCATACCCCATTTTTTAATTGTTGATAGAAAAACACCTTGCAGGCTATTGCCGCCTTTACATATCCCCATTTTTGAGCTAGTGTTTCAGATACGGGTGTACTGTTTCCGAGTATATCAATTATTGTTGCCATAATCCCTCAATTCTGATAATAAAAAACCGCCTCTTGAGTGTGTCTACTTGTCTACTTGGCGATCCCTACCGGAGTCCAGTTTTTCATTTTTTGTAAGCCTTAATCTTCATTGCATAATTGGACAATATAATCTATCAAGTATCTTAACGATTCTCTAAAAACCATCTCAGACTCATCGCCACCGGGTTCATTATTATACACAAACCAATCAAGCGGATCAGCTTTATCCATCATTACCTTATTGTTTGCATCTTCCCATCTCGGTATCGGTATAATTTTTTTCATCTCTCCCGCCTCACCTTGATTTCGCTTACCCTGCGTTCACCCGCCGCTACCCGAATCCGATCAACCCGGCTGCGCTGGATGTCGCGCCAAACCAATAGGCCGGCGTGGGCGATAAATCCGACGAAAAAACCGATAACAAAACCGATAAAAAATAGTGTCACAAGTGGACTCCTTTAACTTTTCTAACTTTTGGAGAAACAAAAAACCCTCAATAACTTTAAGCTGATGACTTACGGGTGACTCAACGGGGTTTTGCCCTTGACGGGGGCAGTACCGCGTAAATCACCAGCTTAAAACCATTAAAGGTTTCGTGTCCCGTTGAGTCTTATTCTTTTTCACCGCCGGGTGGTCAATTCCGGCACCGCCTTACAAAATCAATCATAACACACCTTGCTAAAAATTGCAAGGGTCAATTTTCCTTAAGCGTAAATCCCCACCCGACAATGGCCGGTTGCAATTGCGTCCAGTAAATCACGTTGCGCTGTGGATCATATAGATAACGGTGGCTCATATAGTCAATGGACAAGGTTTTTTTACCGTAAAATGTTGTCACCTTGTCCAAGTGCTGGACTCTTATCATTTCTGGCTTATTCACAATTCTAACTCCATTTGATTTCGTTTATTATTTTCATTCTGTAGCGCCTGGTTTATGAGACTGCCTATTCCTGAATACGGTTGGAGTCATTTCTTCCGCCATTGATACGCCAGCCATAGCCAAAAAAACACGGCACATAATGCACCGACGAGATTTTCTAATAGTTCATCCATTATTTCACCATCCAACCCGGCACCGTGATATAATTTTCCGGTATAGTTTCCTCGTCCAATTCACCCGCCAAAATCGCCCGAATCACATCATCAAACTTGGTGAGCAATTCGCCCCGCCGATGGAAGTGGAACGTTTGACGGGTAAGGTGTAAATCGATGCGTTGGGCGAGGTTATAAGCTATGGCTTGCTTTTTGTCGTTAAATAAATCTTGTATCAGTTGCTTGTATTGCTGGTGTAAGACTATCATATCACCACCCCAAAATGCTTGGCCGGTTTCATTTTGTCGCTAACCTCAACTGGCAACCCGTCAACCTCTTTTTTGATCTGGTTATCCGGCCTCACAATCACTGCCTGGGGTTTGCGCCCACGCTGCCGGTGGTATTGGAGCGCGGATAGAATAGCAGATTCGGTTAGGTCGTGCGTGTGGTAGTGGTAGAATGTCATAATGATAAATCCTCTATAATTGGCTTGATGTACTTATCTGGACTATCCAACATCAAACCCGTGAAGCGGTAAACTTTCCAGCCAAGCCGGGCGGCGGTGTTGTATTTCTCGCAATCCTTTGTGAAGCCGGGTTCCCGATTGTGCCGCCCTTTGCCCCATGTGCCGCCCTCGATCTCGATTCCGATTCTTTGGTCTGGTATAGCCCGGTCAAATCGCCAACGGCGCTTTTTGTGGAAACGGTATTCTGTCTCAAGTTCCGGGCCGCCTAACACGCGCCAAAGATAATCAAATTTGCGCTCAAGGGCGGTTGACATTATGCGGACTCTTGCGCCTCAACAACAAAAAGAGAGTCGAGTTTAATGTTAAATGCAGCCTCGATTTTCTGAATGCTATTATCAGATGGGAGATTGACACCAGATTCCCACCTATCAATAGCACCTACACTAACCCCTATTTTTTTACAAAAAGAGGCTTTTGTTAGTCCGCTATTATATCTTAGCTGCCTAATTTTTTTGTTGATACCTTTTTTATTATTAATTATTTTGTTTCTCGATTCTTCATCCTGAATAAAATTAAGCAATTTTTGTTCTGGCTCAAACCATTCGCCGTGTAGTCTGTATTCTTGAAATATGCGGTGAATGATATATTCTGTGCGGGCGTCGCCCTTGTGGGTATCCAAAACAATGAGTCGGATAGGACACATGCGCTGAATGTCTTTTAATCTCTTGTTGACATCAACCGCCCATCCGATTTTTATTAGCCCGGTCTTGTCTGCGGCTTGGATAAAATAAATCGGCATTATTCACTATCCTTTTGGTAGAGGTCGGCAACTTGCAAGCCAAGCGTATCGGCAATTTTTTGCAGGGTTTCAATCCTGGTTGATCCCGGCAAAATTGTTTGCGACTGATTGGCTATTTTATGCAATGACTGGTAACTAATGCCGTTCCCGTTATCGTTCATTTTGCGCTGAAAATCGGCCAAAGTAAATCCGCGATCATTTATAATCTTCGGGATTAAATTTATCATTCTATACCTCCAAAATTTGCTATACTCTATCTTACCACACTCTATATATATTTGTCAAGATACAAATTTATAAAGAAGTCTTGACAAATACAAAAAAATGTGATAAACTGAGTACAGTTAAAAATAATTTTTTGGAGGCGCGAAATGCCTAAAATGGTATGCACTGACTGTCAGGTGGAATTGGAAATCAAAAAAAATGGAATATTTGTTGTAGAGATGTTTTCAACTCCACCACAACCATATAAAATTTGGAGTGCCGATTTTTGGGAATGCCCGAATTGTCAACGGGGTATCGTGGCCGGGTTTGGAATGCAGCCGTTGTCAGAACACTACAAAGATGATTTTGACTCCGTTCTGCAATCGGCTAAACAATCTGGAAACCTCTATTTTGATTACGAGAAATAAAAAAACAAAACCCGCGCCGGTGGTCGGCGCGGGTTCAATTAGTTCCCCAAGAAAGGAACCGTTTCCTATGAACATTATACACTTTTTGTTTGGTAAACGCAAGCCCCAAAATCCCGACTATACCGGCCCCCACGGTGCCATTTTTCGGGCGTTGGACATTAACCGGGATGCCGGGCGGTTGGTGGTGGCGATATGACAAGGTACGACACTCACCCATTATGGCGGCGGTTTCTCGATGCACTTATCACCGATCTTAAATTGGCTTTACGGCTGGCCCGTATTATCGAGAAAGAGGTACGATAATGTTTTTGATTACTGTCAAAGGTTACAGAATCGAAGCGCGGGCTGTTGATGTGGAAACCACAGAAATCACCATCAACGGCAAACCGTATGATATATTTTACGGCAATCACCTTGATTGTCCCGGCCAGCTTTTAAGGCCACTTGCCGATGACATCCGCGCCGGATTTGTGCCGTTTGTTGGTTGGCCGGAAGATAACGAGGATGACAAAATTTTTAGTGAAGCGATCCATTGGAACGGCGATCCAGAGGATTCGCCGGTGCCGGAAATCCCATTTTTGGGTGAGCCAGTGGAATACCCCGAAGGTATATTTTAATCAATCTATTGATAGGAGAATCGATAATGAGTGAAAACGCTTTAACTGTGCAGCAAAATGATATGATGCCTGCAATGGACGTGCAAACGGCTATTGTTCGGCGTGACTGGTTTGTCGGATTTGTCAAGAGTATTATGTCTGAGGGTACTGACTACGGTACTGTACCCGGAACAGATAAACCAACCCTACTTAAGCCCGGCGCGGAAAAGTTGTCGACGTTCTTTGGTTTTAGCCCGGCTTTTGAGATTGTCAAAAGTGTTGAAGATTGGGACAAGCCCCTTTTCCATTATCAATACAAGTGCAAGCTGTATAAGGGTGACAGGCTTATGGGTGAAGGCGTTGGCTCGTGCAATAGCATGGAAACCAAATACCGCTGGCGCTGGGTTTCCGGTGACGATCTGCCCAATAGCATCAACCCGGATTCCTGCGGGACTCGCCGGTCATCTGTTGTTGAGTTTGCCTTTGCCATTGAAAAAGCAGAAACCGGCGGAAAGTATGGGAAACCGGCTGAATACTGGAATCGATTCCAGGTGGCAATTGAAAACGGTGAGGCAAAACCAACAACCAGAAAAACACGCAACGGAAATGAACTTGAGGCTTATGAAATCGCCTCTGTATCCTATCGCATCCCCAATGACGAGGTGTATAGCCAAATTAACACGATTGATAAAATGGCTCAAAAACGGGCGCTCGTGGCCGCCGTGTTGGTTGCCGTCAACGCATCTGAGTTCTTTACTCAAGACTTGGAAGATATGGACATTTCAGTAATTGATACCACCGCCGAAGTTTTGCCGGAATCAAAGCCAGAACAAAAGAAACAAGAAGACAAACCGGCTCCGGCCAAACAAGAGGAAAAAGGCAAGCCTTTCAAATTCCCCAGCGCGGCCGCTGAAAAATTCTATAATGATTGCCAAAGGCAAACCGGCAACCGTTGGAAAAATGAATTTCATTTTCTCAAAACTATGGAAAACAATGGAATCACGTGGGCCATACTGAATGATGACAATGAAAAAGTAAAGACGTTTGAGAAGTTAACAACTCAGGCAGAAGAAGAATCCGAATCATCTTTAGGTGAAATTTTCACCGACAATCAGACCGAATTACCAAAATAAACCAACCCCCAGCGACCCCGCCCGCGACTCAGCCTATCAGGGCTTGGCGGCGGGGTGGCTGGTTAGCTATGGAGCGAAAACCAATGGACAAAAATTTATTTATATCATTTAATGTGGATGTTAGAGATGAGCAATGGGGAGGCAAGCGATACAGCGGCCAATGTGAAATAACGGTTCCGCGATCTGTGCTGGATGAGCTAGACCCCGGAAATATATTTCAAGCCTGCCTAAAAGCCGCGCTTGTTGAGTACGACAAACCAGACGAGGAAGCCGAATGAAAAAACATTGGAACGGAGAAACAGCAGCCGAAGAAATAGCCAAAAATAACCCGTGTCAGGAATGCGACTCAACAAACGTTGAGGCTTACCCGGTAGTGACTAATTGGCGCGGCTGGCAAGTCGAGTGTTTGAATTGTGGCAATGTGGATGAGTATGATCTACTGGAAACGCCAGCCGAACACCGGAGCGTATAAGATGGGGGCAAGTGGCGAAATTGTTAACGCGCACGGTCAAAAGTATAAATCGGGACCATCCCTCAAGACTTTAGGCAATACGCCAGCCGTGTTATATGCCGGGTTCGATTCCCGGCCTTGCCCATTAGAGGATTGAGAAATGGCAAAACAAAACCTAAACTATGCCACCGTCACTAACACGTTATCAATCAGGATGGATGGGGCAAGTGTTGACAGAATAGTATCTGAACAGTCAGCCTGGTTGTCAGACCGGCTTATTATGCGCTTGTTTGCCATTTTATTTGCTGTTGGCCTAGCTGGTCGTGTTTTATCTGGTGTAAATCGGGACTTATCGGCAACATACCGGCATTACAGAATCACCATAAATAATCTGCCCCAGTGGTGGCCGTTGTACTTTGTTTGGAGGGCGTTCTATGCGATCCCGTAAAATGAGAAACGCAGCAACCACGGCAATCCAGCCACAAGCCCCGCGCCAAACGATACACCAGCATGGCACCAACTGGCCGTTGATAATCCTTGTGTCTGTCCTGTCAATTCCGCTTGCGCTATTTTTGGTGTGGGCTTTCTTGACGTTTCTTTTTTATGAAATGGAATTTGAGAAACCCGGTTATCAATCATCATTGGTTGTTTTTGGTTTGTTGTGCTTGGCTGTTTTAGGTATCGTGTCGCGTGAGATTATCGGCTACATCATCTCAAAATGGTTTGATGGTAGGCTTGAATTGCAACAACTTATTAACGATCACCAGCGAAGCCAACAATTATTGGCTCAAACCGGAGTCCCTGCCAGCCGCCCAACCTCGGAGGAAACCCGGCTTGGAAAATTGATCATGCTTGTAATGTGGCACGCTTATGACCATTATTCTCGATTTGGCGAGTATGGAGCAAACGACGCCAAACCGTGGAGCCGCCGAAGTGTGGCCGCACTAACCATAGCCGGTGAATCAAAGCCGGTTGGGGAGACAATCATCAACGGGAAAGTTAAAAGGTTTCTGGAACGTGAGAACGTTATCGCCTCGGATAAAATAAATATTGATGACTACCCCAATCTTGATAGCGTTAGGGATTTGCTGGAACGAAGGTTCAACGTACCCATAAAATTTTACGGGAATGTAAATAATGTTACCCTACCCCATCAAGAGGGCGGGTTCTCTGAATTTATAGAAAAATAGCGGGCTGGGGTGGTGGGGTGTCCCGCCCCAGCGGGAGAAAATTCAAATGAATTGGACTAAATTTATATCCTGGTTGTCCGCCGGGTTTGTCTTTTTATTGACCGTTGTCTCAATAATTTTGACCTATAACGCGCTGTATGATGTTGCCTATGATAACGGTCTGACCGGCTCCGCCTTTGGCCTGGGGCTTGCCTACATTTGGCCGTTAACCATAGACGGCGCTTTGCTGGTATTTAGCCTTGCCGTTATCAATGCCAGCTTGTCAAAAGATAGCACAAAATTGAGATGGTCTATGGTTATTCTCTTTACGATCCTAACAATTGCCTTTAATTTTGTTGATGGTGGTACCGATAGACTACCTGATTTTGTGGGCAATTCTCTACCGTTTATTGTGCGTACTGTACCGCCGGTTGCCCTAGTATTGTCGTTTGAGACTCTAATGTCTATGCTCCGCAAGGCAATCAAGAGGGATAGTATCATAAAATCATTGGCTAATTTGGAGTCGGAATGGGACAATGAGAGGGACAAAATAGAATCTAAAAAGGGACAATTGACCAGACAATTAGACAACCTGACCGGACAAATTGAAACGGCAGAACAGACAATTGACCGGCTAAAAACTAAGCAAAAGCAGGTAGACCAGGGGGCAATTTTTGAATACTTACCGGACAATTTGCCGATCAGATCAAGACAATTGTTTGTCAAAAAAATGTCTAATGCCGGGCTAACGATAGGACAACAGGCAGAGTATTTGCGGGTAAGTGAGGGGACAATCAAAAATGACAAAAAGGCTATTTTTGGGGACAATGGAAAGGGATAAAATGACGCGATTACGCAAACAAGGCCGCCTCATTGGGCGGCCTTTTTATTCAAATTTGGCATTTTTAATGACAAATCGCCACGCCCTAAGCTCCCTCAATTGCTCCTGTAAAATCCGCTTTTGATTCTCACAAAGCCCGGTTAATATTGCTTTAGCCGGGTTTGGTATTGTTAGCCCCGGAATCACATTGTCAATGGCATTTTGGAGGTTGTCTTGCTCACCCGGTATCCAATCCAATTCGCCTTGTATATCGTCCAGTAAAGCGGCCTCGTCAATTTGCCCGGCTATGTATTGATCAACCATTGCCTGAATTTCTGATAATGGTGTATCTTGCCCGGTCTCAAAATCAACTTGATCTTTTGCGGTTAAATATAAATCGTTAATATCATCTGCATAAATATTTTTATATTTTGGCATTTTTACCCCACTATCAAGCTATATTATATAACCAAGTTATCATAGCCGACAATGTAATTAGACCCTGCCGATCCGGTGAAATAAACCCCGGCCCGGCTTGGACTCCAACCTAAAGACGCAGAGTTTAAGATATCAAGGAAAAAATATGGATTTACAGCAACGTATTTTGTTCCTTTTCCGGTAGAATTACTGTAATATAAAGACAAGTAAACATGCTCACCCCTGATAATGTAATTAGGGTAATCTGTTGTGACAACCCCGCCGCCGCCGGTCACTTGATAAACCCTAGGCATAGATGTGGAGGAAAAAGAACTATTATTATATAATCCTAATTCAACATAATTGTTGTCTGTCCCGTCATCGTATCTGATTCCACTAAACAGAGTCCCAATGGACCTTTTATACATCCTAACGATAAGGGTAATATCGCTAGAAGCGCCGGAAACAGCAAAGTATCCAAAATATCTATTTCCTGCGGTTGCGCTATACGGAAGAAGCAGGGAATTTGTCACATTAACCGTGGGGGCGCCGGAAAATGGAGCACCGGCCCATGTAATTGCGCTGGCCTCAGAGGAATCATTAAAACCATAATTTATTGTGCGGCCTATATTGATTCTACTCATAAGGCCAAAAGCATCCCCTTGCGGATAAACGTCAGGTGTTGAATCGTATTGAATCAAACTACCATTGGAATCATAATACCACCCGGTTATAACTCCGCTGTTTTGTTCCGTTACACTTCCGGTTATAGTTGGCCCGTCCAGGTGGATTGTAGTCCCGGCCTGGTCTGCTATCACATCGCCGTCAAAATACCCGCCGCGTACCTCAACCGTTGTCCCTGTCCCGGCGTCGTAAGCATACAAGGCCCGGTTTGTGGCTCCGCCGGCGGCCTCAGCCTCGCAATTTACTAAAACGGCGTCACCATCAAAAATATAAAATCCGGTTGTGGTGCCGCTGCTGGCGGTTGATATTGCTTTTACCCGGCTGTAGTATCCATTCGCGGCTGTGTCTTGCAATATGGCCTTGGCTCCGGTTGTGGTCGTGTTGGTTACGGTCAAATCCTCAACAATGGACACTCCCTCGATTTCGATCACGTTAGAATCGGCATCGGTTAACACGGTGACGTCGATCCCGCTGCCCTTAACATCTGCGCCGGTTGGGATTGCGGCATGGCCGCCCGTCCAATCTGTGGTAAAGCTGCCCTCCCCAATAATGCCCTGATCGCCATTGGCTAGGACGTCGAAAAAATTATCAATATTTGTGTATGGTGTGTCCGATATGCCGGACTCACCGGCCTTGGGCCAAACGTTGCCACCGGTGGCACTCAATGGCAAATGAATCCAGGCTGAACCGCTAAACATCCAAATGTCGCCTTCGGTCGGAGCGCCATTTTCTAATGGATACCCAAACAAGCCGGATACTTGCGGATTAGGATAAGTGCCGGTTAAATCACCTCCCGCTGTCGTCCAATTGGCAACGCCCCACGGTTGGCGGGCGTCCCTCATATCAAACTCGGTTACGTTGGCTTGGCTGCCGTAAACGCGCACCCGTGCCGATGGTAAAACATTAGCCGGAAATTGGACACGCGGCGGGTCAAATGCGGAGGTGAACACCGCTGTTGAGCCTGTGACAACGCCCAATAAATTAGTAGCCGGATTGAGATATACCCCCATAAAACGCATGGTTCCGCTGGGCATTGAACTAATAACGGGCGATAGGTCTATACTTGGAGTCCCCCCCCAAACGTGGCCGCTACCATAATATTCGTATTCGTAAGCATTAACAAAAACAGAGGTGCCACTATTATTGGCGTATCCCCGCAAAGGAACAATAGACCGTGTATAAACATTAACGGGATCACTACCCGGCGACCCGTCCGGCCATTCATGAGTCGGCGCATGGGGTGAGGTATCACCCAGATTATCCCCCCCCCCGGATTGCGCAACGGCGCTCCAGTCAGTATCGACAACCTGTGTTAACCCCGGCTGCCACGGCAATTCGCCAATCAACACCGGCCAACCTTCAACCGGGTTCACGGTGCGATTGAATACCTCAAAAAATTCATTAGCGCCCCGGTTGAATCTCACATAACTTTTATCAGGACGCTCAGGCACGGTTACATTGCCCTGCCCATCACCCAAAATTCCCCGCGTAAATGTCGGCTTTGGACTGAATTTATTATAGAGTAAATCCTCTAATGCTTTTTTAAGGTCGTCAAATTCTGCCATTTATATCCACCTGATTGCCGATACTGAGGTACCGGTCGGTATGCCGGTATCAGATTCGATTGGTGTAATATAGGGATGTTCAGTATATTCTACCATTGTATTATCCGGCGTGTCAGACCCGGCCACAAGAGTCCCTAAACTTTCCCTGAGCGCAAGCCCTTGCGGTGGTGATTTTTTGAATTGTAGAGTCGCCTTTTCTTCGAGTAATCCAACACCAAAATATAATGTCGCCTGTGGCCCCGGCAAAGGTTCGTCTCGTTTCCATATCTCATATTGAGTATTGTCAAGGTTATAAAACAGAAAATAGGCATTGTAATTATCAAACTCAAATACCATCATTGCCGGATAGTCAGACGATGCGACATTGACCCCATCCGATATAGTATCTAATAACTCCCAATCATCCCTATTGTTCGATTGCCAAAAATACAACTCTGAGGATGTTGTACCACTAGATATACCAAATTGTTGATAATAACTTGGTGTTTGTACCGGCATAATTTGATTATCCGGAACATCGGGTGATGCGAATGCATCTGTATTGCGCTCTGTATACAGCAACGATACCCCATCAACTTCCCACGTCCATAACTGGTTATAGATTGGCGAAATCAAAAACGCAAGGTCTGAATTATCAACTACCCCAGATACAATATCAACCCAACCCGATCCATTAAATTTCATTGTGTTTGTGTTGGTGCAATCTCTGTCCGGCGCGCCTGTATTTGTTGTACAAAATGCCGTGATTATCGGGCGGTATTTGTATATCTTACTGCAACGCACACCGGGATCAAGGCTATCACCCATTATTGGCATCGTTTCAAAGCTGGACTCTGACCAGCTTGTGCCATCTGCGGAATGATACCCGATAGAATCAATCCCTTCCTGGTAATCAACATGTACGGCGGCAATATATTCATCATTTGCGAATATATTGCCATAAGTCCCGGCGGTGCGGCCAACTCGTAATTTTTGCACCTCTACCCAGCTATCCGGCGTCCCGTCATATTTTAGTACAACCGGATCACCGGTGCTATCTTCTGAGGCGATTATATATACATCACCGTTAAAAACTGTATGGTTCCAGATAAATGCGCTTCCCTGACTGGTTTCGTTCCAAATCAATATCTCTGTATCCGCCTCTGGATCATATTGCACGAGGTTTGCAGTGCTGCCGGAGGTTGATACCCAATAGCAATAATCGTCATCGTTATGGATACCATAACTCATGTCAGGATTATTATTTAATGGCGCTCGATAGCTTGACCATGTAGCCATTATACAATCCCCCTTACCCCGTAATAGTTGCCATTCTCATCGGCATGAAATACAGCAATATTATCCCCCCAAGTATTCTCCACAACCGTATAGCTACCGGTTGCCCCGGAATTATTATTGTAAATCACATGTACCGGATCACCCAGCCCCTGCGGGTTTTTCATTCGACCATAAACAAATACCTCACCGGCTTGCCCTACCCGGTTAAATGGCGTGGCAAAATATTGATATGTGTCAATCTCAAAAGCCCTGGTGATACCCAGTTCATAACGGGCGGCTGTGCTGGCGTCGGTAGGACTTAAGTTGTTAAGCCAAATAGTGCCGGTCGGGTCGCCTTCCCAGGTTGTCACCCATAAAATTGAACCGTTGCCCTTGTCCAGTTCCATCCCCAATGGTCGCACCTCTGCTGATCCGGTGAGTTGATACCAGTTAAAATCAAACCCGTCTGTTGTTTTGCCCACCGCCCCGTGATAGGTGCCTGACACCTGCCAGCGGGCCAGCATGTACATTTCATCTTCGTGAAAAATAGACGGTGATAAGCGGATAAAATCAATTTCACCCAGGCCGACATCATTAGAGGGAGAAGTCAAAAACGGCGTGCGATCTGCCCAGTTTTTGCCGCTGTCTTTGGTGCGGGCCAAAAAGCCCCGCCCGCAGCCCCAAACAATCACCTTGTTGGGGTTGTATCCTTGCTTAAATGTTGACCACGGGTCAGAGACAATATCAAGTAGGCCGGTTTGTGCCTCAGTTAAGCCATTGACCCGGCGCTCCCAACTTTGCCCGGCATCATCGGCAAAATAGAAGCTACTGCCCGTAGTAGACAAAACAAGCGAATTGACTCCGGGGTCAATGCTGCTTGGCGGCTCCGGTACCGTGCCAAGTTTTTGCTCCGGCGGGCCACAGGGTATATCAACCGTTACTCCTGGTTGACCACTGGTGGCCGGTTCAAACTCGACATCTACCCGATAATACCCCAGCGCATAATTATATTGCCGACTCACCCGGCGCGGGATTAGATTCCCGGAGAACGCTATTTGCCTTTCATTGTCAGTCGATTCTATGATTGCTAAAAATAATTCTTGTGGTGCCGTAATAAATGAGCCATCATTGATAAAGGCCATCCGATAGCTATAATATCTCTGGTTTAACTTCTCTAACATATGACCACAGCGGACATTAAGATCACTCTGACTTGATAAAATCAGCCGGTCAAAGTTGTTTTCCTTGCCGTAGCTTTTCATTGCATCGCCTGGAGCCTCGGAGAACAGGGGACAAATATCCTCAGCTTCCCCGCCAAAATAGGCAATGCCCGACATTTTAACCTGTCGGCTTGGCCATTGGTAATCGGCCCGTTCTTCAATGCCAACATCCCCAACCCACACGCCTTTGTGTAGTGTCTTGCCGGTGCTGATTGTCGCCCGTTCTGTGCTGTTCATTACGTTGTAATCAATCGTAATGTAAATAACGCCCTGATGCGTTGATAATACCTTACCCAAAATAGAGGAAACCAACTCATTTTGAGAAGTCGAATAGAGGTCGGTTGGCCCAAAATCCTGGCGTTTAACCAGGCGCGTGTCACCACTAAAGACAATCGGGGTCATTGCGTCAAGCGTGCTGTGCCATTTGTAAAGATACGAGGCCGCCCGGTCAACCGTCAGCCCTTTGGCCTGTGTCCAGTCTACCGGCGTAGTTACATCTGTCAATGACACCGGGAATAGTGACACGGTACGCATTATCGAGTCAATCGTCCCGGCCCTGAATGATACATCACCTGTTTCCGGGTTCTGGCGTACACTGTCGGTCAATACCCACCCCACAAAAAGAATATTAGTTCTAAACGGCCAACCTCCCGTTGGTGTGGTTTGGTTGCCATCGGCAATATGGACTACCATGCACTCTTCGGGGAAATTGTCTATTGAGGCATCGCCGCGCACAATAAAAGAGCATTCCCCGCCACCCTGGTTAAAATCAAAACTATCTGAGGTGTTATAGAAATCATCATAGACAACGGAGGGGGAGTCCGGGTCGTCAATAATGGCCCATGTGTAATTTGTGTGGGTTTTGCCGTTGGAATCGGTTACTTTGAGCGATACCAAGTACCATCCCGGCGTTGTCCAGGTAAAGACAACCGGACTCCCTTCGGTTCCCTGGCTTGCGCTTGTGCCTTCGGTGCTATCGTATGCCGTCCAAAGATAATCGGTTATTGTGGCCCCGGCTGCCATTGGTTGTGAGCGATCCCCCACAAATGATATTTGAGCCTGACCCCCCTCAATCAAGGCAAAGCCCGGCGGCCCGGCATTGGCTACCGGCTGCCATTGGTTGGTTTGGTCATTGTAGGCTATGTCATAATCTTCGTAAATAGTGACATTGGCCCCGGATTGCACAAAACGCGGATACTTGCCCCAAAGCCGGATGTCAGCCCGGATGGTGATATAGTCATTATTTTGGATGATTGGCCCAACATCGTCAGATTCATCTATCTTGATTGTGCCGGTGGCGGGGCCCCCTGAGAATGATCGAAGTCGCCGCTTGCCGCGCTCGCTGCCCCCGGCGGTAGTGCCAATATAGACAGTCATTCCCGGCAAAGGATTCCCAAACGCGCCCACGCTGCCACCGTCAAAATTGATGTTGATATACGGGTCAGAGGGAGCGCCGTTAACTCGCCCGGTGAATATAGTGTCCGGCGGCTGTGGGGCAAGATAGAATTTGAGGGGGGATGCTTCGGCCATTATGTACCTGTCGCACTTAATGAGATATGATTAAACAAGGCTCGGCCACCTTCGGCCCAATAGTCAGAATCCACATCTGTAAATTCAAAAGACACATCACTAATGTTCACGCCCGTAAATCCGACCAGTTGACCCGTTACCGGATGCGGCAAAACCGCCGTATGCAGGCCGCCCGTTAACCACCTTGTTTCTAAAAATGACATTTCATTTTGTACCTTTAACGCCCCGAATGTCAATTCTATCTGCCAAAAGTCGCTATAAATTGACTCGCCGACTCCGGTGGTGTCAATGGCTTGCCTTGTCCATCGCTTGGCGAGTGGGTTTTTAGGGAATAGAATCCCATCAATCTGGTATGTTCCGCTCATTGCCCGCGCCCTCCGCTTGCTCTATCAAAACCGGCTTCCATCAAGGCATTAAGTAACACCCCGGCTATCTGATCACGGTCACCACTTCGGATTCCCGGCGGTGCGCTGCCTGACATCTTCAAGTCTACCTCTACCCGTTGCGGCCCATTGCCACCCCCGCCTATCTTGCTTAATGGAGTAAATTGTACCATTTCCGGCACTTCCCCAAATTGGGCCAGGGTTGGGCGCGTGGCAATCATTGTGCCACCGGTGGCAAATGAGGGTATAGGTGTGTTAGGATCGTTTGGCAGCGGCCCCGTTGGAAGATCGCCACCGGCGTCAAACGCGACTTGTATCTCAAGTTTTGCCCGCCTGCGATTGGCAAAATCCTCCATCAGTTTATCAATTTCTCCCTCTCTGCCAAAATACTTGGCAAACGTTTCTAAAATCTTGGCGGCTTCCTCGTCGGTAATATCTTCTTGATCTGCCAGGCCTTTGGCGATCTGCTCAAGACGCTCGTCAATTTGGCCTTCCAATTGTTCTTTTTCTTTTTCATAACTCTCTTGCTCTTTTTGGAGTTGTTCATCTCGGCGCTCTTGGGCCTTTTGTGATTCGTTGTCGTAATTATCTTGTGCTTTTTGCGCTGCCTCTTGATAGGATTCTTCAGCCTTTAATAATTGCTCTTGATATGATTTCTCTATCTCTGCGCGTTTTTCGGATTCATGTTCGGCAAGATTGGCGAGTTCTTCTGCTTGCGCGTCCATTATTTCCTGGGCGCGGCGTTGTTCCTGTTCGCGTATTTCTTGCAGCCGTAAGTCCTGATCTTCCCGGCGGCGTTGCTGTTCTGTAGAAAATGCGCTCTCTTGCTCTTGTTGCTCTTGTTGGAATCGTTTTTTGGCATCGACCAGCGCCCGCGCATCCCGGTTTTTTACCGCATCGTCTATGGTATCAAGGTACTGTTGGCGCAATTGCCGCAAGGCATTAAGATGATCCTCTGTCTCCCTGAGTTCATCCCGGTTAAATGTGTCTTGTTCTTTTTTAAGTGTCCGGTTGGTTTCTTCCTCAAGGTCGGCCAATTCTTTACGGGTATTTTCAACCGCCTCTTTCCTGGCCTTAGCTACCTCTTTTTCAAGGTCGGCTATCGCGTCGACTCTGTTTTTCTCGGCATCAGCTACGGCCTCGGCCCGGTCTGCTTCGGCATCGGCTATTGCCTTTGTTCGTTTTTCTTCGGCATCGGCTAAGGCGTCGGTATAGTCGTCTTGTATTTCTGTTAGGGCTTGGGTATGCTCCATCTCAAGATCAATGGACTGTTGGGCGTTATCCTCTTGCAGGTCTAACAATTGGGAACCATAGGAGTCGATAGCTTTGGCAGCGGCATCGCTTACCATAACCGTTTCATCAAGTGAGTCGTTTAGGTCGTCATTCCCAGTGGTTGCGTTTCTTTGGGATTCATAAAGCGCCTGTAATCCCTCTTTATAGGCGTTCATTGTTTTTTTGGTTTTTTGGCTCGCGGTTTCACTGGCGTTTGCTAAATCTCTTATTGTATCCGGTGCTGTGCTATCTTCAAGATACTTCAAATCACGGACAAATGGCAAGTAATCAATAGACGCCTGAAATACTACATTGCCGCCTAAATCGTTTAGTCTATTTGTTAATATCGTCACAGAATCAATGGCAATTGTTAGAGATTCTATTAGCCCTTCAAGCCCTATCTCACCCTCTAAACCAAACAATTCGCTTAGTGCTGCCCCAGCATCCTCTAACGCGGCGGCGAGATTATTTAAGACTTCCGGGTCTAAATCTCTAAATTCGCTTAATATTGGCGCTGTGCCGATTCCAGTTATCGCAGCGGCTAATTTGCCAAACGCCCTCGATACATTCTCGGCTGCTGCCGAAAATTCCTTTTTTGATATGATGTCCAAAAATTCTTGAGCATCACCTTTAACTTGAGCAAATAAATCTTCCCCGCCTTTTCTAAGTAAATTATCCTTAAAATCAACAAGGTTTGATGTAATGCCCTGTAATGTTCCTGATAACTTGTCCATATTACCGGCAAATTTCGATCCAACTAATTCGTTGAATTTTGCCCAAAGTTCGGCCCCGCTTGCGCCCTCTTTTTGCATCTTCTCAAGTTCGGCGCGTGCTTTGCCTGATAGCGCCCCCATTTCCTGAAGTCTGGAAGCAGCCTCACCAAATGGCCGCCCTGATTGCATAGCGTCATACATTCGCCCGACCCACGTGGCAACGTCTTTGAATGGCTGGTTTACCCCGGCGGCTATATCTCCAATCGTTCTTAGATTGTCGCCCGTTGCCAGAACATCACCACCGAATACCTGCAAGATTCTTGATGCTTCTACAATTTCATTTAATTCAAACGGGGTTTCTATGCCGAATTGGGCTAATTCTTCAAGGCGTTTTTTTGCCGCGCCGGATGAACCTAAAAGAGTCTCAAATTGCGTTGTAAATACCTCAAACTCTGAGTTTGCCGCAATTGCGGCCTTGCTGAATTTTACAAAAAAATCACCGGCGGCCTTTGCGAGTTTAACACCAATGGCAACAGCAGCAGCGGCGGCGGCGGCGGCCATTCCGGCAAGGGCTAGTGAAGCTTTCTCGATTCCTTTGCTGGCTTTTTTTGTTTCCTTATCGGCAGTATTCCCCATCCCCTTAAGTTCTTCTTCAACCCGGTCAACCCCCTCTTTTGTTTCCTTTAGGAGTTTAGAAATATCACTACCGATAACAACATAAAGTTCTTCGATTGGTTCAGGCATCTTGATACCTCACCGTTAGCCCCAATGCACGAATCGATTGGATAAGCCCACCAAAATTATTCACCCGGTCAAGTTCTGGTAATGCGCTTATTAACTCCTGAGCCGTTACCCCTCTAAACCATTCCGGTTCTTTGTGCAGCAAAATAGCAAACATTCTTGTGAAATCAGCCGGTTTCACATCATCCACAATGGCCGCCAAAAGAGAAGATAATAATTGCGGCCTGTCGCCGGAGGTGTTTTTGAGAATCCGGTTAAACTCGGCCAAATGATTTTCAATAAGGCCGATATAGGGCGCAAGCAGGATAACAAGCTCAATTGTTTCTTCAAGATTCAACGGTTCCGGCGTGATTGTTTCCCCACCAACCGTCAAGCCCTCTTTATTGAATAATCTCAAAATCATCTGCGGTCTTATCATTTAATCTAATCACGTTCCCCACGGGCAACATATCACGCCTTACCCGGCGCGGTTTGGTTTTCTTCTTATCCTCAATAATCCAACCGGGCCGGGGTATCGGGTGGAAATTATATTCCTTGGTGGCCTTGTTGTACTGATAAGCCACCTTTGACAGGCTGCGCCGTTCGTCTAGTTCATCATATTCTGAGACAATGATCTCTTGTAGATATGCGGCGGCTTCTTCCGGCCATAGGTTAAAAATATAATCCGATGTCCAACCATAACGAGTCGCCAGTTTATGCACCCACCATGCCCAGTTACGCCCGTTGTACTCATAAGGCGGCTTGTCGTGTTCACCCGCCGGGTATTTCTGGAAGGCGAATAGCATCTTAACCCGGTTCAATTCCAAAAGTGGCGTCAAACAAATTAGCTGTTCAACGCCACTTAGTTGGGTTGTATCAAAGCCGGATAATTCAAAATAACGGGCAATGAGGGCGGCGGCTTGTTCGTTGTCGCCCCCCTCAATTGCATCCATTATCTTTTCTGACAACTTCCCCAGGCGCAAATGTAAACCAAAGCGCGGGCGCTTAATCCATTGCCCGGCTATTGTCTCGCCTTGCGCCGGGTCGGTTACGGTCAAAAAGTCCATTAGGACTCCGGCTTAAATGGCGCTGGGATCTGCCCGGACTAAGGTCATAAACAACTGGTCAGCCGGTTTGTTACTATCGGCAAACAAGCGCAATGTCGCTGACAGGGTTGTGACATTGCCATAGGTTGGCGTCAATGTCCACGTGTCTACAAACTGCGCCCGGTGGCCGGTAAAGTTAATGTAATCCCCGGCAGCCGTATCGTAGACGCTGGCCCCGTATACGTGCCAATACTGGTTATTATTTGGCTGGCCGATACCGAATTTTTCAGTTGCCCCAGCGGTAGTTGTAACCGCCCCACCCCGCAAGAATTTACTGAGTGTATCAAACGGCAGTAATGTCTTGAGGGTCAGCGCCAAGTCTATACTATTCAGTTTCTGAATGTTGGCATTGTCGCCAATGGTATCACAGCGCACCGCATTAGATTCATAGGTGGCCGTGATAGTCAACCCCTCATAACATTCGATCTCATACACGGGATAAGTTGATGAACCGGTAAGTCCCCAATAAAACCCGTCGCCATCCGGGTTATTGAGTTCATCGGCGGTTGCGTCCTGAAACCATAACGATGGCGGGGTATCTATGTAGATATTATCCTGTTCGTTAATGACTCCAAGTGGTGTCCCTGTTACTAAGGCCATAATTTAATCCTCCGTTATACTAATTCAAAATAATTACGCGGTTTACCCGATGAGCCACAACAGCCGGATTCCCCGCGCTTTAAGCCAACAAGGTATAAAGCATCGGCGTTGCTGGTAATGTCCATTTCTTGATTGGGTTGAAATTCATACGCTGTGCAGGATGGTGTTCTTGAGGCTGAAACCTTAACCGAGCTAGACCAGATGCACTTTACCCGGTAAGTGGTTGTTTTCTTTTCTACCTTAACCGGCTGTGCTTTTTGCTCTTCTTTTGTCTCGACGGTTTCAACTTTATCAACATTATCCCGAACCGGTGTTCCTACTTTTGGTTTTTCTACTTTAGGTTTCATAGATGTAAGCCCTATATAATCCTACAGCCCTCCAAACGCGCTCGCCCGTGCGAGCCGCGTGAGTCAGGCCATCACTTTGAATAACGTTTGATCTGAATCCGGCTCCGCTTAATCTTGTGCCAACTAAGGCATCATTGACAAGCCCGGCTAACTCATCAGCCTGTAAGCTGCTATCGCCCTCACCAAAACAAACTACCGTGAATGTCACCTCTCCATTTGTGGTATAACAAACAGAAGTGATGGTATCGGGTGTTTGTGTACCGATTCCAACCCGCACCGATGGATAGACAAATTGAGCCGCTTGCCATTCCAATTCTCGAATCTCATTAGTGGCGGCTTGCGCGGTTAAATAAGCCGTAAGGTTAGCATTGGCTTTTAGGTGCGATATGATAGCAGCTTGAATTAAATTATTGGCGATCATAAGCAAACAAAAAAGCGCAGTGAGGGCAGGCCGCCCCCGGCTACGCTTTCGTCTTTCGTTATTTGTTTGTCTGCGCTTGGATGCGCTTATCAGTAATCTTATTTTACCAAAAAACGGGCACAATGTAAAGAGGGAGTTTGACAAGATTTAGTAATTTTATATCAGAATAAACTATGAGCAATCCATATATAACCATAAAAATATGGAGAAAAACAAAAACTCTCGCAAAAGTACTTGCAGAGCGCAATGGAGAAACTTTGGTTAAATTTCTTGATAGGGTTGTCAAGGACGAAAAAAAACGAATGAATAAATCTACGGATTAAACCAAATCCACACCGCCAACACAATACAACCCCATATCAAAAGCAAGCCATCCGCATTGCGATACCAAAAGGATGGCTTTTTCTTTGGCTTGGCCGGGATAGCATAAACAACCCGCTCGCTACCACGCAAGACAACCGGTATTTCTGTCTATTTGCTTTCTTTCATTGCATCGCCTTTATAATGGCTTTTCTAACCAGCTTAACCACATCGTCTATACTCTCATTTAGGGCCGGGGTAAGATACGGGTGAGGGGCAATGTACTTTGTCCCCTCTTCTTGAAATCTCGCATATTCAACATTAGTGCCAACTTCGGTTTGCTGGACTCCCGGCCTTGTTTGGTGGGGTATGGTAGGGTGAATCGATCTCTTGAGTCTGCCAGTTAATACCGGCGCTTTGCCTTGCGCCCGCTGTGCTACCAGTATACCAGATTCAAACAATCCCAACTTTTGGGCATTGTCTAACTTTGCCAGCTTGCTATCAAGTAAATTCTTACGCTTAACGGTTGCCATTATTGCCGACTCCGGCTGCGTTCAATTCGTTCAAGTGTCCACTCGGTGTGGCCAATCGACGCCCGGCGGCTATCGTGTTGAAGTCCAGTTATACGGAATCTTTCCCCAAAATACGGGCTGCCCGCCGGTGCCACAACTTCAACTTCGTCTTTTTCATAAATAGAGTTTATCTGCCCAGTGGTTATCATATCAAATACACGTACCACTTCAAGCCCAGCATCAAGGGATTGCTGAGAAGGCCTGCGGGCGCTTATCCTGGCCGGGGTGTTGGCATAAAATGCCGCATAGGTGCCGGTGGCCCCGCCAACTGAATCATCCCCTACATATTGCCATTGGTAAAATGTAACCTCTGTATTCAGTCCAAGCATATTACCACCCCATTTTGAATGCCCGTTTGTATTTGTAAACCTTTAGCAGATTCGCCGCATAGTTGGCTTTTGCCGACGATCCAAAGGCCGTGTTTTTATAACTACTTTCGGCGCGTGTTTCTGAATAGGTTAAACTCCTGAATGACTTTATACCCGGATCACCCGCGCCCCCGGCTGCCGCTTCCGGGTCGGTTATTTGCTCTAACGCAAGCCTGGCGGCCACCGTTAAGGCCATAAGTATCACCGAATCACTTGCCGCCGATGCCGGGAGTCCGGCATTATAGACAATTCGCGCTTGATACGCCCCAGCCCAACCAACCCCGCCACAACGACAACCGGAACACGATGCTTTAAGTGTATTGCCGCACTCGCGCAAGTCAACCAATCCCCCCGGTGCATCTTTAATCCAGGCGCATCCCTCAAGTTCAATGCTATCATCGGCACAATCACAACCGGCCTCGTGTATCGACGTAACAGAGGCCACACTATTGAGATAGGTATAGGGCAATTGCAAGGGGATGCCAAATATAATCGGCCAACTATAGGTACCCGTCACGTCCGTGGGTTGTAAAAACGTCCCTACTTCCTCAGCCGCTTGTGATTCGGCTATATCATAAGCCGCTTCGCGTTGTGCCGCTGTAGTCGTGCCGGTTGCCCCACCATAAGCCACAAAAATATCATCGGTTAAAATATCAGGCATATTATTTTATCTCCCGCCATCGCACCGCCGCGTCAATATTAGATGTTCCGGTCATAGCAGTGGCGATAATTGATACATTGATTGGGTTTTCTCCATTTATATCAAGCGTTACCGGCAACCTTGATAATAGCGCGTCGCCACCCTCGCCAACTCTGTTGTTAGCATTTGTTCCGGCTGCGGCTACAAATTCCGAATAAATCTTGATACCTCCGGTGATTGCCCCGGCGTCCACCGCGTATTCAACGGCGCTTTCATCGTCTGCGCTGGCTCAAGCTGTGCCGGTGGGTAGAGTTGGATTATACACAACCTCAATTAGTGCCGCGTTTGTGGCCGCTGCAATATTGTAAGATTCCGGTATGATCTGCGCCCGGTTCACAAACCCGTTAAATGTTGCCTTTGGTCTAATTGATAAAACCGCCTGCCTAGTAGTAACTCCTATTGTTCCTGTTGGACTGGTATCAACTGCCACCGGTAAGCCGCGCTCGTTTTCGTAACCGCCCTCGCTAGATACCTGGTTACAAATCTGCTTAAGGCTATATGTTCCGGTCATTCCCCCGGCGGCGCTGATCTCATATCTTAACGGCAGGTTGGCCGTTGTCATATAAACCGAGTCGTTGACATTGGCATTTAGAAATTCGTGGCAGTATACCGGGATTCCGTCAATCACAAAGCCGACACGCACGCGCCCAACCCCAAGCCATTCAAGGTCAATAATTAAAATTTGCGATTGCTCGATGTCTAACCGGATTCCGCTGGGGTTCCCGTCGCCACCGGCCCCGGTCAACGTGTCAAGATTCCAATCTGTTTGAGCAATTGTCATATCAACCGGCGACCCGCTGACATAAGAGCGCTGCACAAAATTGAGGCTGTTGTCATTTTCGCTTATGCGGAAAAATACCCCGTTTTGCGTGTCAAAGTATCCAACATTTTGATATAAACCAAGTGTCGGTTTTTGACAGACAAAGGTTTGCAAAATAAGCTGGGATTTTCCCGGCTGATAGCGGTGATACTGCCGGGTTTGCCTGATAACCGTTTGACCGGCGGCAACCGTTAAATTGGCACTTGCCTCATTCGGTAGGTGGGTGACAAATGAGCCGGTACTTGGCGAGGTATCCCATAACAAGTCATTTGTGCCATATTCCAGTTGACTGTCAAACAAACCGACATTGTTACTAACTCGCAACCTGGCAAAGGCATCTATAGAGCCGCTATCCCCCGCCTTGATAGTCACACCGCCTTCACCGCCGTCAATCTCTCTTGAATTTTGCAATAATGGTCTGGTAGGCATCTTATTCTCCTGTTGTCTAATGCCCCCTACTATTATTATTCACCAAGTGTTATTTGGCCCATTATGGAAACTCTGAGCCTGACAAGATCATTCAAATCATCTTGTACGATTGCTTGTAATGATTCATTATAATCCGGGTCAACCCTAATAACAATGCCATAAATTTTCTTAATGTCGTATGTTATATTTGTGGCGTAATTACCCCCACCGGCCTTATCGGAATATTCAACCGTTGCCCCAAACTCCCTAAAATCTTGATTTTGCTTATAGTTACCCAAATGTTGGTGTATTACATCGCCATCTTTCACAAATAATAGCCCATTTGTTAACGCTGCCAAATCGCCAAACTTGCTGTCATCCCCTGCGCCGTCGTGTTGAATTGTAACCACCACCGTTTGAATGTCTATCGGTTCAGTTCCCCAAACTTCCATCTCAAATATTTGGTCTGAATAACTGCCGGAAATATTCATTTCGATATTGCCCCGAATAACCTGGGCGTCGGTTGTGTAGGCATTGGATAACGGGGTAGCTAATGTTATATCATCCCCAGCCACGCCAGACACACCAACTTGTGATTGATACGCGCCCTCGCGAATAGACAAATAGCTGTCTGTCGTAATACCGTGACCGGCATCAACATAAATAACTTCATCGTCAATAGCCGTGCCGGTAACAAGTAAAATATCCTCTTTTAGATTCTGCATTAAAAAATACTGAAATGGCGGTGTATCCTGATCCTGAATAAAAACATCAAGAGAACTCCCAGCGGCCTGACCACCAAAAAATACCTCTCTACCGTGCTGTAAAATTGCCCGCCCTTCGTCTGTGTTTTGTGTAGCCATTTCTTACGCTCCTGTATTATAGAAATTCAAATTCATCCCAATACATAAGCGCCCCGCATCTTGCCTTGAAGATCATTTCATTTCTTGATAGAGGATAACCACCGCCGTCTTGCTCTACACTGGCCCCCACATAATGATATGCTTCTGCCCCCGGTACATAAATCACCTTGTACCCCAATGACCTGGCGACAAAACAGAGTTCAACATCCTCGTAAGTGCCCTTGCCGTATATCTCATTAAACGGCCCCTGTGTCGGATCTCCGTTTTTCTGGTAGGTTTCCAGTATCTTTTTCAGTACATCGCGCCGGATCATCATGCACGCCCCAGTCACGGATTGACATTCTTTGCGCTCCATCACCGCCGGATTGTCTTTGCCCCAACCTATACCAGCATGTACCACATTGCCGTGTAAGTCAAAGCATAATCCCGCATGTTGCACTTTATTCGCCGGACGGTGGGGATCTAAGCTATCTTGTGGAAATAATAGCTTGGGGGCGGTGACCCCCACCGCCGGGTCAGTAAACTCAGCTTGCAAGGCTAACAGGCAACCATCCCGAAGAACGATGTCTGTATTCAAGACCAACACAAGCGGAGCGTTACCCAGTTTAATCCCGTTATTAACGGTTCTGGCAAAGCCGGAGTTTTGGCTATTTCTCGACACACGACTATTGCTGTTCAGATTGTGATATATGTCGTCAAGTTCGTTTTGTGATTCCGGCGGGCTGGCGTCATCAACTATGATGATATTGACATCCAGTTTCCCCCTCGTGGCCTCGATACTCTCAAGGCAATTCTTGAGTAAATCAGGCCGCCCATAGACAGGTATAACTATATCCAAACCGTATTCTTTTGCCGGTCGTCGTTTTCGCTTTGCCATCACTTAAGCCCCCTTGAGCTTCTTTGATTCTTCAATCGCCTTTATAACTACATTTCCGGCTGTAGCCCAATCGCGCTCGTTGGCGTACTGCTGCGCCTTGTTCAACATTGCCACCCGGTCTGTATCATCCATCCCGTTAAAATACAATTGCATTTTGTAAACACCATCAGCACGCCCGGCCATGTACCGGTTAGAGTTTCCCCACGGGTCAACCATCACATAATCCGGTTTAATACCTAACCCGCGCCCATCGGTTACGTGTTCAGCAATCGCGGCGCAATCTGTCCCGATCACGGGCAAGCGGCATGACATCGCTTCAAGTACGGGCATTGCTAATCCTTCGGCCTTACTGGTGAGCAAGAACACATCAGCCGCCGCGTACAGGCTCCATAATTGCTTAAATGAGATGCCACGCTCCCAAATATTGAGCCGGTCAAGTATGCCGTAATCCTGCGCGTAATCTTCCAATTTCCAGCCCACGGGCGACTTTGGCCGGGTGACAAGCCAGTATACCGCGTCTTTACGCAGGCCCTTTTGCTCTTGTGTAAACTTTTGACCGCGCCCAACCTCAAAGCCATAAACATAGTCGGCAAAAATCTCGAATCCCTTGCTTAGATTCTTTCGCTCCTGGTTGTCGGCTACGGTCAATACAACTTTTGTATCCTTTCCAACACCCAGGCCATCGCGCAACATCTGACGCTCTTCGGGTGTTGGCGGTCGCCAGGCTTCTTTATCAAACCCCACCGGCAAATAATCACTTTCAACGCCTTGCTTTGCGAGTTCGTCTTTGCCGAATTGCGACATAATCAACCGCTTGTCCATCCTTAACAAGTTCACCGCCCACGGGCCGCACAATGGCCCGGACTCAAGAGGGAATATGCCAATATAAGGAATGTCATTTGGCGCGTTGAATTGAGCAAGTAGCCTCTCTTGCAATGGTATATCCAACGCCACAATAATGGCCTCTATATCAAATTTTGCCCTTAAGTTATTCACCATTTGGGCCAATTCACCAATTTGAGCCGGAATGATCCTAAACGGATAATGATGCTCTTCTCGTTTATACCCTACCCCCAAAACCATCACATCATAATTTTTGGCGAGTTCGGTACATAGACCAATACCTATATTGCAATACCCGCTGCCTCGTAAATCAAAATCAGATACGTAAAGGATCATTACCACGCCCCCGTATTAATAAGCGCTTCCCATTGTTTACAAATCCGCTGCCAGTCAAAGCGCTTTCGCGCCTTGTTAATGGCCGCTTTTGTCATTGGATTATCAATCGATTCAACAACTGAATCTATGAACCATCTTTTCCAGTTAATGTCATGGGGATTGCCCGGTTGCATCCTACCAAATTCATTTGTAGTCTTTAGCGCGCCCATCCCGCTCGTTACCGATACCACCCCGGCTACCTGGCACTCGGCAGATGATATACAAAATAATTCCTCATAGGTACACGGATACGATTGCACTACGGCGGCTAATTGTTCGCGTGCTAATTGTTCGCGTGGTATATTTCCTAAAAAAATCACATCATCACGCTCCAGCCATTTCAGCCGGTGGTTATGATTGCGCGGCCCTTCTGCGCCCCATAAAGTATAGTCTGCGGTGATGACAATGGACGCTTCCGGCACATCTCTTTTGATGGCTGGCCACGTATCATAGAGAACGTCAAGCCCGCGATCCGGCACACTGCAAAAGATACACCGCCCCGGAATCTTATCGACTTGCTGGTCATAATCCCCCAGCCGTACTCCTAAATCAAAGTAGCCTATTTTAGATTCATCGGCTCCATACCGGCCTTTGTGATAATCGACGTGGTAAGGTGAGATGCAAACTATATGGTCAACAAACGGAAATATATCCCTTCCGAAATCCCCAACAGTATATTGATCTGTTGACCAATGAATTTTAACATCGGCTTTTGTCGGATTGAGTACAGGGTTAGGGCTACGGAACAGGACAAACACATCGCGTTTATCTTGTGGGCGGTAGTGGCCTTTAGCTATGTATTCAACGCCGTCATATTCCCCCGGCGCCTTCGGGTCGTTATAGATTCGTATGCTGTGGCCACGCTTTGCCATTTCATCAGCCCACGACATCATAGCCAATTCAGCCCCACCGACCCCGCGCCCGTAAATATCAGCCGGTATCAGGCCGATAGGCGAGCCATCGTTGCAGTATAAATCAATTTTTAGGCCCATTTTCGCCCCTTAAATATCTTAGTATTACCACGTTCAACGTCTTTTTTATTGACCATTGACGTGGTATGAAATCCATAGGTTGTGTGATGATGACAAACAAACATTCTATTTTTTCCAAACGGTGGCACAACGATACCAAACGAGCCGCAGGTACAACGGAATGAGGGAGCGCCTTTGGTTTTGTCCGGGTTTTCATAAATGAAATGCTCATCATACGGCGCGGTTGGAACCATTTGCTCCCATTCCGGTACAAATATTTGGTCTTGCCGTTTTACTGTTTTCCCGGTTCGCTCATCAAAAAACTTTGTGACTTTGCCGGTTTTGTTGGATAAGATATTAAAGCTCATATTGCCCCCAAAATAGTGTCAATTCTGGCATCCCAACTATGCGGGATTACCGTTTTTCTGCCTTGCGCGGCTATCTTCTCAGCCTCATCTTCATTGGCTAAATAATAGGTGATTTTATCCACCGCATCAGTCAGATTGTCAAAGACAACAAGGTCTTTTCCATCCTCAAAGAATATTGCCAAATCCGGCACCCGGTTAACTACTGCCAGCCGCCGCATTGCTGTGAGTTCAAACACGCGAGCGGTTAAATCCTGCAAGCTCGACCAGTTAAAGCCAATGGGCGCTTGATTGTACAATGCCCGCGCTTCATCAAATACCGGCCCAAGATCATAATAGACATTCACGCCGCGCCCGCGCAAAGCATCAACCAACTGGTTACGGTTGTCATAATGCAAACCACAAAGCACAACATCATAATTTCGCGGTTGTTCTTCCGACGCGTGCCATACCGGATCATAGGCATACGGGAGGTGGTTGTCACCATCTTGCATATAGGGTGTTTGCATACAATAAAACGTATCAGATACCTTGCGCTGGTAATCATAATTTAAACAATGCGGGTCAGTCCCTACAATGATATTTTTTCCATTGCGTGGTCTATCGGTCATATGGAAACCGGCGTCAATTTGTATCCAGGCATCCGGCTCAAATGGTACTTGATTCTCGATAAACCGAATCGGGACGGCTTGAGTCATTTGCAATGGTAAATCGGGCGGCTTGGCATATTTGGGTAGTAAATCCATTCCCCCATTCCAGGGAATATTCATGCCGGTGTACGGCCCAACGGTGAATAGTTCAATGTCGTTGCGGCGCTTTAATGCGCCCTCAAAATAGCGGAGGATTGCCATAGGATAGAAGATGCCGGATAATACGACCTTTTTCATACTTGACACTCCCTAACCCAATCTGGTAACGGCTCCGGTGGCGCGTAAATACTCTCAAGTAGATGCGTTTTTGGATGCCCCCAGGCTTCATAACGTTTCATTTTTTCGAGTTCTCTTTTTTCGTCTGATACATAGTGCATTACGACATAAGGTTTTTCTAGTATCATAGAATTAGCTTTATCCGGTCCCGGCGCGACAACTTCAAAATTATTATTCCCCGTTGTCGGATAGCGTAATCCTAAATCAGCCCGCCATACCCATTGCTGTGGGCCTGCCTCGTTAATCTTGGGGAAATATTTATCTTCCCCCCATAAATAGATAAAAGTTGTAAAGATACCCTCCGCGCCGGTTATGTCGGCGCGATTGATAAAATCCCTTGCGTTTCTCTGTAAGGCCAAATTAGGCCACGTGTCACAGTCGGCAATCAATACCCAGTCTACTTGTTCTTCATCAGCCCAATCAAACAAAAAGTTAAGGTGTGCGGGTTCGGGATTCATAAATGAGCCATCCGGTAATTCAAGGCGCCCGTCAAAATACCGAATTGACACATTGCCGAATCTGTTAGCTATTTTCAGTGTATCATCTGTTGAGCCACCATCGGCAAGCAAAACCTTATCACACCATTGGTAGTTAGATATGCAGCGACCTATCCAACCTTGCTCGTTTAATGACCTAACCAGTGCGACTATCCTCATTTCATCGGCTTTCTTAACTCGACAAACAGATGTGCCCCTTCATAGTCACCCTTCATCATCTCAAACTCAAAATTGATGCCGTAAGAGTCGTGGGCAAAATCGCCAGGTTTATTGCCGCCCCACATTCCGCAGAAATAAGAGAACGCTTCACGGTTCCACGGCACGCCGGTATGAGTCGGGTCTTGCGCCCATTCCGGCCATTGGTATGGCGCACTGGCCCGGAGGATGCCCCCCGGCTTAAGTACCCGGTGAATCTCGCGCATTGCCTCAATCCGGCAATACCGCCTGATAAATTTACCATCCTCTTTATAATAGATGGTATTCGGGACGTGTTCTAATACCTGATTGGCCTCAACTTCATCAAAGAAATTATCATCATAAGGTAGTGGCTCCACCGCAATGTCTACGATGTCGGTTACACCGGGATAGGGTACAATGTCAACCTTGTAATCGCCTTCACCGCTTGGGCCTGCGCCTATATTTAATTTCATACTGTTTCCCCATAAATCCGCCGTACCCGTACCGACCTTTGGGTTGGCTCCGGTGGAGACGGTCTATATTCCGGCATAGCAGATTCTTTTAACAATTCAGTATTGACAACTTCGCGCGCGGCCTTGATTACACTCTCTGCTGTTTTCTGACCAATGCCGGGAATAACTGACAGTTGAGAGGGTGAAGCGGTAGCTAGCTTTTGCATAGTCAAATCGTTTTTCTCAAGGTTGCGCTTTACATTACTTGGTATGTTCAATTTATCCAGGTTCATTTTTAAGACTCCATTTCTCAGCAAATAGCCCCCGGTGTTTGTTTGTTATTTCGCGCCGGTTTGGTAGTTGTCGGCCCGTTTGTCCTGACATATGTTCAAGCGGTAGATTCAAGGCCATCAGGACATAATCCTTTTGTGTTGCCGCATAACAGATGTCAATATCCTCATAATCTCCCGGCGTGTATCGCTCATCAAAGCCGCCCAAATCATAAAACACGTCAGCCCGCATCGCCATGCACCATCCGTGAATATAGCTAATGATCTTCCCGTCAAACACGTTCCATCCGGTATCATAATTGAGCAACTCAGCCCCGGTGATTGCATTGGGCACACGTTGCAATGTGTCCATAATTGGCGTGATATAATCGCCGCTTGTTATCACATCATTATTGATAAAAATAAAAACATCCGCTTTTGAGAGTTTAGCCGCCCGATTGTTGGCAGCCCCAAAGCCGATGTTTGTATCATTATTTATTATCTTTACATTGGCTTTGTTTTCAAAAGCCTTTAGGACCCCGGGTGTACCATCGTTTGAGCCGTTATTGACAATGATCCACTCAGCGCCCTCATAATCTCCCAGATAGTGCAAATTCTGATTGAGAAAATTATAGGTAAGATCAGCACGGTTCCAAACGGGAGTTATGATAGAGACAGTTGAGATAGTAGTCATCGCGCAAACCCCCTAAACTCGCCGCTTGAAACGGTCAAGCTGAAACCGTAACCGGATAACATCTCAATAACGCTATTCCATCCAATTTCTAAAATATGGCTACCATAATACCCGGCCCAATCTGTGCCATTATCCCCAAGCGGCGCTTGTAATCCGATATGCTTGACCGGCAATTTCGAGAATAGTTTATCGAGTTCCTTAGCTGTGATATGCTCTATAGTGTGACTACTGATAAATACATCGGCTTTTGGAATTTCAATATTCCACAAAAAGTCAGACGGGATAAGCGGGTGATAGCGTTCATCTTTACAATACGTTTCTTTTATCGCCTGCTCTGATATTTCGTAATTAAGCCATTTCCGAACCTTTGGCAATTTGGGCAAAACAAAAGCAGCCAGTTCACCTTTCCAGCCGCCCAATTCTATGACATCAGCCTCACCCAGCGGTTTTATAAAATCCTCAAAAGCCGCTTCATCAAAGCCGTGCTGTAAAGGGTGATCTATGGCTACCTGATTGTAAAATGCCAACTGGTCTTTGTATGTCAGTTGGGCATAATCTTGACGCCAGCGGTCAAAGTCGATAACGTTCATCATCGCCCCCCGCCATTCGTCCAACGCCTTACATCATCTTCATTGGCATAGGTGTAAGATTTTTTCTTATTACCGCAACAACCCGATTTTCTAGCTAAGAGGTTGTCAACATCATCCGGCCTTACCCAGGCCATTGAAATATTGGCTTTCGGCACAAAAACATAATCGTGGCCGGATGGTGTTTTTTTGGTTAGCACCTGCGTTGGCTGGCGATGTTTTAACGCTATCCAACCATCATCATTCGTTATCATAGGATGCCCCCTATTGATTAAGGGGTGAGTTTCCCCACCCCTTGATATTAACTATTAACTGTTACCCAATCTGCGGGCAAGTCGTGTTAATCGTGCCGTTAAACACAGCGGTAAACCGGCTATGGGCGCAACAGTGTTTGACAATCAACGCTGTTTTGGCCCAAACCTCAAACGATACCGCAGTACAACCCGGCACAAGGTCACGTACCGAAAATGGAATCTGAGTGCGGCGATACACCAGAGGAACCCCGTTGTGGGTCATCCGCATCCCGAACAATGTACCCAGGAAGGTTGCCCCACCTGCGGCATCCCGGTTGAAGTTATAGTCAGCTACCACGGCTAACCGACCAACGCCGGTATTAACAAAGCTGGCGAAGTTATAACCCGGGGTGATGCGGTCACCATCGTTAAAGTTAACCAACTGGCTGCCCTGGTATCCCAACTGGAAGTACCCGGCCATCATTTCCTGAATGGCGCTTGAATGGCCCATAATCGTGGTTGGCTTGGCGCAACTGTCAGCCAAGAAACGATCATAGGTTGCCGCGCTGAACGTACCGGACGGAGTTGATGTGTTATTGTGGGCACAATCGGTAGTCACCAGATTTTCAATCCCGTCAAACTCAAGGCTATTACTGGTGGCGTCACCCTCAGCTAACAGACGATCCCAGCCATTCATAACCAGAGTTGAGGCAAGGCGGATCTCTTTTTCTTTCACGTCAGCAACGGTTTCTTGCATAAACGTGCCGCCATTAGCCCCGCCGGGCATACCTTCACTTGACGGAGGGCCGCCCACAAGGCGATTGATACCGTTCCAACCGGCAGCCGCAACCGCCGCGCTGTGCATAATGTCACTGATTGACAGTGACTTTTTGGCACCAATGTTTTTCAGGGTAATCGTGGTGTTGTCGCCATCGTGGCTGTATTCTTCGGGACATTCGCCATCAGCAAAGCTGATATAAGCCGAGCCGGAAGTAAAAGCCAGTTCGTTAAGTTCGCGCCACGTTTCTTGTTGCAGGCCGGTGGTCAATTCCGGGATAGCCTGCCACAAGCTGATTTCTTCACACATTGCCACCAGTTCAGTCGTATCCAGCGGAGTCGGGTATTGCGCCGAAAAATCCGCCGGGCTTGAATACGGCTGGGGCAAAATAAGCGGGTCAGTGGTTCGGCTAACAAAAGCCTCATTACCACCGCCGCCCAAATCCAAAACTTGTTCACCTGTTGGGGCGTTTGGAGTAGTCATTTTATAATCTCCTTAATAGATTGTGTTAAACACCCCGTTTAACGCATCCCCCCGGCTTAACGGTCTAGCCTATATTGGCCCCACGCCGGGTTAACAATGCACACGTTGGTATGGTTTGGTTACTGCGGCAATCCTACAGACCGCCGCGCTAAATCGCGGATAGATGATTTTTCCACCTTGTATTCTCCCAGGTTTTCAGCCGGGTTCATAGAGATGGACTTTTGCACGGGTTGGGCCGGTGCCGGTGCCTGATTCATTTTTGCCAACACCAAATCCAGCTTTTCAGCAAAGGGGGCCATTGACTTGGCAACGGTTTCCTGAACCATCTGTTCAACGTTGGGCGGATACTTGGTGTCAAGTTCGCCGCGCACAACACCGGCAAAGGCGCTGAATGATTTCTGAATCGCGTCGGCGGCCTTTTCCCGATCCCCGGCGGTCATCGCGCCCTGAACTTCACGCCGCAAGGCATCAAACACATCACCTTCAGGCACATCCTGAGTCGCTTCCGCTGGGGTTTCCTGAGTTGCTTTTTCCTCGGACATTTCATTACCTCCTGTAAGAGTTTGTTCCGGGTTACTAATTAACGACCTCATAACGGGGTCGGATAATCCTGCCTTAACGGTGTCTACCATTTCACCAAAGTCTGAAATGGCCTTTTTCATCATCCCCATTTTGTCTTCTTCATCAGATTCCAAAATGTTCATCATGACCACATCAAACATTTGCCAGTAGTCCATCGTGGTATTGAGTTTGTCCACTTCGGAAATCCAGGCGCGGGCACGTTCTAAATCCATAGCCCCACCAAATGGGCGCTCCATCATCCCTTCGTCTGTCTTTTCGACATCCGGCTCTAGCGCTTCATCTTCCGCCTTAATAACCATTGCCTCGGTTGCCTCTTCGGTGTCCGACTTGCCCACCACGGCATCTGAGTGCGCTTCCAGATTTTCGGCCATTTGCGGCCCAACGATAGATTCCGCATCTTCTTTACGGGTCCTTTTGTTAGCCATTGACTTTTCCTCCAATTCTAAATCGGTACGGGGATTCATTGGGACGCGAGTCACGGCCCAATGGTCAAGTTGCCCATCTAAAAAATGCCGGGGTTCTCCCTTTTGGCATAATGGGCATTTGTCTGTTAAATTTTTGCGTGTGAAAACAAAATCGCCGTGCGAGTGTTGTAAGTCCCACCACGCGGCGCTTATTCTCATCGGTTCGTCTATTTGTTCGCCCCGCTTAATCAATGATTGCTCAGCGCAAACGGCCTCAAATAATGCCTTGCCAATTGGATGCTCTTCATCGTTATAGAACGATCCGGCGGCCTTGAATCGATTGCCGTCAATATACATTTTTTCGGTTGGGCCGGCCTCACCATACCCATCCATTGACGGGTAATGCGACACGCCCAAAAACGGGGTGCGCGGTTCCGGCAAAAAGTCAATGGTTGTATTTTTCTCGACTCGCTCTATCCAGTTTTGGAATAAGGCCATCGACGCGGATTCCCCGGCCTTGTCCGGGCCGGTGTCGCTGGTTGTTGCTGCCCAACGGGGAGTCCCATCCGCCCCAACGTTGGCTTTGGTGATAATCAACTCAATTTCAGCCAGCGCGGCTTTTGGCACCCACTTATCACCACTCTTTTTGTATTCCTTTTTCACGTTGGCAATGGCGGCGCGAATAGCGTCTTCTTCTTTGCCGCCCTCATCAAGAATCGCGTTAGCGGTGTCAATGGCTATCTTTTGCGCCCCGGTGGGCATATTTTTGGCAAATGTTGGCGGGTTACTTTTACTATATGGCATCGTCTATAACCACTCCGTGAAACTTCTGCCCCCAGCCCAATCTAATCAAGTGCATTGCAAAACTGGCTACCGCTGCGAGTATGCCCCACTCAACCGGCTTCGGGTATTGCTTGAATGGCCGTTCCCATCTAAAGATTGCCATTGCCAAATATACCCAAAAGCCAAGGCATAAATCGCACTCGCGCAATTCCTCTAACTTTTCGTGACGTTTCCATACCGGCTCAATTAACCCGTTGGTTTGGGTTAGCCAGATAAGAAGTCGCCCGATAAGCAGAAATAAGGCGAAGTCCTTAAGCGGCACGTTTCACCAGAACATAAAGAATGTTGGCCTCTTGGAAGTTCTGGTTGGGGTTGTTGCCCACTTGAACGTGTTTCACGTCCCAGCCATCGTCAAGATAGGTTTCCTTGATATACAATTCAAAGTCGGCAAAACTTTGTACGCCTTTGGCGTCGTCGGTGATTGGGCCAAGCGTTCTGACCACGTGCCGGATGTCTTGCAAAACCGGCTCGACTTCCACATTTGCCTTAACTGATTTTTTCGTTGCTGTCGCCATTTGTAAACTCCTTATGGTTAGTTGGCTAAAATAAAAAACGCCCGGTGTCTTGGGCGCTTAATTGGAGCCTTTGACAACGGGCGCGATCTTTGCAGATGGAGCCTGAATCTATTTAGTTACATAATTCATTTTAGCATAGTTATGGGGTAACGTCAACAAGATAATTATTGATAAATTATTATTTATTCGCCCACAGGAACCATTTTCTAACAATTTTTGCTAAATGTGTAATACTCGCCTCATCTGGTGTGGAAGGTTCGGCCAAAAGGTACAACGCCTCTTTGCTATCAATTGGAATGTGTCCAGAATCTAGACACATTTTTGCGACATTCAGCATTTTATAAGCTGTTGCACGTGATAATCCTTTTTTGTTTCTGCAATACTCGTCAAACCCAGGGCGCTTGTATTTCAATGCCTCGTGTATTTTTCCTAAATTTTGGCAAGCAAAGATAAAACTATTACTCGCCTCACCCATATTCCTATCAAATTCTTTATCCTCTTGCTGCACTACAATTCTTGTTTCCGTATCAAGTTGTGCATAATCAAATAGTGATTGCTGGATATTTGTCATAATTCACCTAAATAAAAAAGGCCCGCTTCGGTTGCTAACCCAACCCATTAATGGTGTTGGCCGAAACGGACTTTATTAAAGTCTAGCATATTTAGGTCGGGTTAGCAATTACCAACATTATAACTCAACTATCTTAATTTTTCAAATGCTCCTTATCTCCCTCACCCTTCAACACCACCAACGGCCACGCCACCCCATACCGCTTTTTTATAGCCGAGGCGATCATAATTAAGGCGCGGCGGATCTCAAGGGCAAATTGGGATTCGGTGCATTGGTTGGTGGTCATTTAACTACCATCCCAAACATTCAACTCCGGCCCTTTGTCCATCAACTCATCCTCATCAAATTCAATGTGACAGTGGTCAACCTGCGGGTGAGCCGGTGGGCCGGGTGTATCGGCGCTACCAAATACACTGTCATACATATAATCAATTGACACATAGCCCAGGTCAATATTACGCTGACAAATCGGGCAAGGTGTATCCGGGCCGGTGTGTACCCATTGCTTTTTCGTCAATCCCATTTCTGACCATTGTCCTAACCGGCCATCAGTTTCAGCCCTGGCGATCTCGGTATTGGCGATTGAATTTATGCGGTTGTCGGTCATTTGCTCAATTTCCATCCTGGCGCGGTTGATGGTTTGCTCAGTATAGCCGGACTCGCGCAAAATAGCCTCTACATCAACACCGTCTTTGACCATTTGGGCAATGTTGGGAGTCGATAATCCTTCCTCAACTCCGCTTGTTATGATGCGCTTTAGATAAAACTTGGTGCCATCATTTACCCGCGTTACCAGTTGTGCCGCTTTCGCCTCTAGCTGTTCGATAGTAGCCGGATTGGACAAATTGAAACTAAAAGCCGGGATGGAGGGAGTCGAGACAACTCCCTCCGTATAGAGAAATTCCCAGGCTTGCTCTGCGGCCAGCGTCGCCCCCTGACTATAGGCCGCTTGCAAAACCACAGCAATTGACGTGGCAATTTTAAGCGGTAACTCATACCATTTGTCATCCTCAAGGGTTCCGTCTAGTTCGTCAAGAATATCTTGTGACGCCTTCATCACATCCGGCAATTCGTCAAAGGCGTTTTCTTGTTGCAGCCATAATAGATTCCGTTGCTCTAAATAGTCGGGTATGTCTACATCTGACAATCGAATGAGCGCCTTTTGTGTTTGAGGATATAATAGCCGGGTTGCCTTTTTGATTAAGCGAGTCATCCTCACGTCAGTGGCCTCATTCAATACCCCGTCAAACCCGCCACGCAAGATAATGGCTAACTGGTCAAATGTTGGCGCTTGGGTTGGTGCGGCAGAAATTGACGGGTCGCCTAGTGCCGGGCCGCGAGTCACATTAATATCACCCCGGCCACCGCTTTGCGCTGGTGTTCTATCAACTTCATTTTGATTCATTCCATTGCCACCGTTTGTGGTTGGTATTAGCAAAGTTGTTGGTAATTCTATATCCTCAACCACAAACCCTTCACGCTTTAATATTGCTTGCACGCTTTCGGCATCCAGCGCCCCGGCCTCGCGTAGACTTTTTAGCGCGTTGGCATACATCACAAAAGAACGTCCTTTTTGGGTTTGGCGCTCTTCATCATTCAGAATCCAGACAAACTCAAGATAAGGGGGAAGTACCTCATTGTCGGCAAATGTTTTAATAGCCTCTCTATCCCGGCTGAATCCGCTACGTTGGCTGCGGCGCTCATCTCGGATACTCCCGGCAAGTGTCTTTTCAGGATCACCCAGGCCGGTGTCAGTCAATGTTAGCCCGTGCATGGCGTGGACAAGTTGCTTATTTTTGGTCATCACCTCATCGAACATTATGTCCGTTGGTGGTCGGCCAAAGGGGATAAATTGGGCCGGTTTTTCGTGGTCGTAAAGAATGGTGATTTTGAATGGATCAACGCCGGTTAACAGTTCCCTTTGTGATTTCGCCCAGTCGTTCATATCATCCAGGGATATGTCCATTAAGTCGAGTAATCCGGCCTCTGGTGTATCCAGCAAAAGATTGGCATAATACCGATCACCCCGATACAACGATTCAACGGATAAATAAGCCCGTTCCGGTGGGGCCATCCCGTAACCACTCATTTCCATTTCAACCCGTGGCGACCAAAGAATCCGCCCGATCTCCCGATCTTCAAAATAGATGCGCCGGGTCATATCAGACTTGATAGATTGTACCATTATCAGCTTGGAATCATAAGTTGGGGCAATGGTCGCCCCGTCAATATACACCAATTTGTGGACGTGGCCTTTGGGGTGAGGATTGCGAAAAGGGCCGTTATTAACCGGATAACGCACGATTTCATTATTCCAGCCCACCGGCAAGGTGAGCATATCCTGCAAGCCTTTGATTGCCCACGGGTCAAAGCCTCGAATCCCGCTGCCGATGTCAGGATTAAATACTTTGGTGTAGTGGTCTATTTCGTCGGATAATTCATCTTCCCGGCTGGCGTCTCGTGGTCGGATTTGCCATTCCGATGCGATCACATCAGAGATAAGCGCATCCTGACAGGCAAGCAAAACCGGCTGATTGTAGCACACCCGCCGCCAGCGTTCCGCGTTTAACCATTCCGGGGTGTTCCATAAAGGGACTTGCCGCATTAAAAATTTGGGGGTATCAATTGATTTCTGTTGTGGTTCGGCCATAGTGTTTTATCCTATAAGTGAACAAATTTCATTTTTCGTTTGCCCCCATCTACATGCATTATAGCATACCTTGTCATATCAAGACCATCATCAATTTCCTTAACTGGAATTTCTTTCACCGCGCTATTGGACCAAACATACGAAGCAAATTCATCCTCAACTTTATGCGCTTTTTTGGCACTGATAAGTTCCTGATCTGGATAACGCAACGAGTCCCGTACAATAAACAAGCGCTGGTCATCCGGTTTTAATCGCTGCTGTACGGCGTTAATTCCGGGCAGTACCGAATTATCAGCGGCCACGGCATTAAGCCCGGCTTTTTTATATGCCTCAATATAGGCCGGTTGATCTGGCCCGCAGGCTATAGCCTCGATCTTGAACTCCTTGTGCAATTCCTTGGCGCGTTCTATCCACCAGTCAACCGTTTTTTTTGTGTGGTAAACCTGGGCTACCAAATAGGCCCGGCCATCGTTGTCTATCCCAAATACACCCAAACATCCGGCATGAGTGTACCCCCAGTCCTGACCGGCGATATACCGGCTGATCCCTTGCGGTACTTTGTCTTGATAGATAAGGTGTATTGCTTCATCCCAATCCTCATAAATCACGCCCTCGGCTTGCGCCGGTTTGCCTTCATAAAGTCGCTTGCGCCTAGTTCCGGTGAGTGCCTCAAGAGTTGAAATTGTACGCTTGCCCTGTTCGGTAATCTTGCCGGTTAACTGGTCGTATAGCATCGGGTTTTCGGTGTGTTTTGAATAGAAAATCCTTATATTTCCTCGTGTATACATCCAATGGCCGGGATAGGTTGGATTCGGGTCGCCTATCGTTTGGGAGTATGGCATATTCCCGGCCCGGCCCGTTGTTCTAGTTGTTGCTGTTTCCCAGTCGTCAAGACTGCACTCATCGGGCTGGTTAATGTAAATTATATCGTGCTCTGTTGACAACACCTTTGATGACTTATCAAACCCGGCAATCCAAATCCTAGACTTGTTTGTATAATCAAACCATTTCGGCTCATTTTCCCCGCCGTATGGTTCGCAAGGCGGGTTAGGCCCCAACACCTTATTCTTGAATGTTACCAACACCGACCCGTAAATGCTGGCTCGTGTTTTACGGGCAATCACAATACTGGCTCCGGGATATTTACACGCGCAAATGTGCAGCTTATTTAAGGCGCTTATCGTCTTGCCGGTTTCCGCTGGGCCGTGCAATAATGCCTCCGGCCCGTGATAAGTGGCAAATTCACGCGCCCCACCGTAAAATGTAAAGTCGGCCTCAGATGGCCTTCCGTTGCGAATCTCATACATCATCTAGATTCACACCGCCAACTATACGGATGGGAATTTCGCCACCGTCCGGGCCGCTCCATTCGTGCCGTTCCACATAGCCCCTGCCCCTCAACTGAGTCTTGGCATAAAAGATAATCATTGTGGTATCGCCGCCCAGCATCTTTTGAGCCATCTTATTCTCAACAAAATCACCTAATGCTTCGCGACCCTCTTTAATGGCCTCATCAATCGTTGACCACTTGCGGGCATAAGCATAAACGGTGTTACGACTCACCTGCAAACGTTGGGCAATAATAGTTATATTGCCAAAGGAGTTGGTAATCTTGCCGGGTTCGGTTGGTGCCCAGCGGCCCTCGCCTCGAATTGCATCTAAAATTGTCTCTCTGTCGTACTTTGTGTCACTCATTTTTTTTATACTGTGCAATCTGCTAAAGTTAATCCATTAAAATTGGGTTAACGCCGGTGTGATCTTTGAAACGTTGCAGGGTAACAGCGACATAGCCAGGGTCGATTTCGATGGCTCTGGCTTTTCGGTTTAGGTTGTGGCAGGCTAACAAATGAGAGCCTGCGCCTAAATAAAAATCTGCGCTTATATCGCCTTCCTTGCTATATTTATTCAATAGCCATTCATAAACGGCTGTTGGCTTTTGGGTAGGATGCAATTTATTTTTTGCCTTAGAATTTCCAGAAAATAAAGTATTATTATATCTAATTATTTGCCTCTTGTGCCTTACCCTTGACCATACTAACTCAAACGCACTCCCAATCATCTCGTCAAATTTATCTTCAACCCTCTTGTCCCAAATAAGCCAAGTCCCCTCATTTTTATTAGGTATCAATTCACAATAATAATCTGCACCCCACAAAAATAATTCATTTGCAGAGGATGACAATAGATGACTTGGGTCAAAATCAACATTGTCACCTTTAACCGGTTTATAACCCTTATTGCCTCCTTTTTTTGCGCTTGGCATCTTGGAGTAATCAGTATCCAAATTCATCCCATAAGGCGGGTCGTGTATTTCAATATCCGCCTTCTCTCCCCCCATCACCCGCTCGACAACCGCCGCATCCGTACAATCACCGCAAATCAAGCGATGCTCCCCCAATTGCCACATCTGCCCAATCTCAACGCCCCACTTTTGCCTTAGCTCCTCGGCCTTGTCTATCTGCGGCTCTGTATCTTTCCCCCCGTCACCATTCTGCCCAAAATCAACATCCGGCAACAACTCAGCCAAATCCCCAACCTCTAACCCTATCGCGTCAAAGTCAAAGCCGGCCTCAAAGTCTGCCAATACCACCGCCGGTTCCATCTCAAAAGAAAAGTGACTTGTCAAGTTATCACGATAAGCCAACCGCCGCGCCGACCCCTTCAAATCGTCCAAGTCCAAATCTTCCCTTTGGTGGACTATTACCTTTTTGCCGTCCGTCTTGACCAGTATAACCTCTGTATCAATTCCAAAGGCATCAGCTACACTCTGAATGGTTTTATTCCCGGCAATCAATTTACCGTTTTTGTCAACTAGAACAGGCCGCCCAAAGCCATCTTCCTGGATACTGGCCTCAATCATCTTTTGGCCGCGTGGGGTGCCGGCGTTGGCGTTGTGACTATCCGGTGAAAGATCAGCCACGGTCTTTATTTCTTTAGTCATATTCAATGTAACTCTTATTCGATTTTATCTGGTTTATGGTTGTTTTACTAACACCATATATTTTTGCAATATCACTTTGTCGCTTACCATTTAATATTAAGTTTCTTATTTCTCTTGCCTGATCCATACTTAATGATCTATTTTTTCTAGCTATTTTTTCTCTTGTCTCTCTCGTTACAGTATGCCCCTTGAGTGATTCAGCCCTTTTCATTTTTGTTTCGTTTGTCTGCTTATACCCCTTAGTTCTCTTGTTCCCAATTAATGATTTGCTTATTTTTTCCTTAGCTTCCCTTGTGTGATTCCACCCAGGGCGGGAACCGTCATTTGAAAGATTTTTTAGTATATTATTCCTATCTTCATCTGACATATTCTCCCATCTTTTCTTTGCGGCTTCACTCTGTTTTTTTCTTATATCAACAGATGTCTTTTTTCCCTTGTTGTGTGGAACCTTACCAATTCTTGCTTTGCTCATTTTATCTCTGGATTCTTGAGATAAATTTAATCCTTCTCCACCATCCTTACTATTTGTTAAATCACACCCGGAATCACGTAATTTTTTTATCCAATACCTCTCTCTTATTTTCCAATTATTATAATCACAAATTTCTAAAATACGTAATTCTGGAATCTTGCCAAGTCTAATTATCTTAGCTATCCAATTTGTTTTGTGGTCTGATTTTGTATTGTCCTTACCATCCTTTATATGCCTTCTTAATCTGGCATTTGGATTATTTGATTTTCCAACATACCTTACTATAGACGTAAATGGATCAACAAGCGCATAAATATATGTCTTCTTTTTCATAATATCATCACCTGGTTTATTTGATGATATTATACACTAACATACCTTATATTACAATTATCCGGTATCAAATCTTTAACGGTCTTAATCTGTGTCATTCTCTACCACTCACTTTCCGCATAACCGCCCTTGAATAAATCGGTATCGGGTCGGTTAACGGGTTACTGATAATCGGTACACCTAACAACTGCTTACTATTATACCACATTTCGACAATGACCATGTGTTCATCGGGTATCGTCGGCTTTCCCTCATCGTCCAAATAACGGCAAGCAATATCCCGGTGTCTCTCCCCAACCTCTTGCGCCTCTCTCAGATAATCCAATCGGCTCGTATACTGAGGTGCCGTGCTGTAGCTCAAATCCTCCCGGCCAAATTCGCCGGGGTAGAGAACGTGGTAATTATTACACTGGCAATCTGTCATTGTCACGGTGGCTATGATCTGGCTTATAACCATACCGGATTCGCCTGGCGTGT